TCAGATAGACTATCTTCTTTCTCAGGTATGGAAACGGACTTGAGTTTATCAAATCCGTTCATTAATTGTGCTTGCTTGAATGGGTCGAACATCAAGTATTTATTTGATATCCAACGGATTCTGCTTTGTTGCAACGATACAATAGTATTTTTCTATATCGTCCTTTTCTTCATCTTTTTCGTTCTTTGAAGTCAAAGTGAATTCAATCTCATTGAATGATTCGATTTTGAAACCGGTTCTCATCAATAATGCTGCCAACTGAGTCTTTCCTAGAATACTGTAAATGCTAGTGTTAAACTCATGTTTTCTATCGCAATCTGGGCTAGGTACTTCAATATAGATTTGTCCGCCCTGTTTTAAAAGACGGTTATACTCTACCAGACTAAAGATGGGATATGGACTGTGATGTAAAGTATGGCGCAAGAAAATAAAATCTACAGATTCATCAATAAAACCATCACTTTGTGGTATGAATGTAGGATCATATTCTTTAATAGCGTGACCGCGCTCACGTGCCATTTTAGCGTTAGTTTCGCTAAGGGTAATGCCCACTAAATTAGTGTATCCTTTACTTTTCATTTCATCTAAGAAATACCCATAACCACAACCAATGTCTAAGATTCTGCTATCTTTTTTTAGTTTTAATGGTTCAACATAGGTTGTTAAAACTTCACCAGTTATTTTTTTGTGTAGCTCAGATTCACCCTCATCATATAGATGGGATGTATAAAGCCATTCATTAAAGAATTTGAGTTTGACGAGGTCGAGTGTTTTGTTTATATCTAACATAATAATCCTACAAAATATTTAATACTTAGCAGGATTTTCGCTTATGTTATTTTTTCTTTTTGGATTTCTTCTCGCCAGAGAATCCTTTGAACCCTATTACTGGGCTAACTGCATTAGTTGAATCTAGTTCCATACTTCGCAAGTCACCGTGATTCAAATCTTTTGCGTCAGTGCCAACTGCTTTGTATGCTTGTTTCATCATATCAGCTTCTACTTGAGTATAAGGGTGTGCTGTGTTATAACGACCACTGTAAGTTTCAGCGTCCATTGACAATGGTGTTACACCGTCACTACAAGCTGCTGCCATCATAACACGATTTAATTCATAGGTACGGTCATAACCACCTGGATCACGAAACTTTTGCAATCCAGTAGTAGATTGATTTTGACGTTTTGTAGGTTTAGCTATCCTACGCTCAACAATGAATTCTTTTGCTCTCATACTGCTTTAACTATTTGATATGATATTGTATGGATAGATGTACTATTACGAGCAGGACTAACCATCAATCTGACATTACCGAAACCTACATCTGCATTATATTTAGTAACATAAACATTAGTCGTTGGAGTTTCAAAAGTCGTTCCGTATGCTACCATTTTAACATACGTATTGTCATTACTTTTTGTCAATTCAATTTCAACAGATTGACTATTATTTGTTCCACTTTCACGTGAAATAATTTTGAAAGTACCGGAATTAAATCCACTTGCAGGAGTCTCAAACACAATTTGATTTGCAGTGTTAGTTGTAGTAGTGATATCAAAAACTTGAAAAGTTGTGTTTTCTAAGTTCAAGTTGCCATTAACTGTAAGATCATTTACTTCTAGGCTTGCTTTTGTTGAAGGGAAAACAGTTACCGGAAAGCTAATGGTATTGCCGGATTCAACGACACTTACATTTCCTAATTTTAAAGCTGTATTGGCTAACCATAAATTACCTACTCTAAAACTATTAGAACCGATATCTAAATCACCATTAGTTTTTGGTATAAAATCAGTACCAAAATTAATTATATTATTACTAGCATCATATGTAAAGTTGGCAGTACCTGCAGGTAAAGCATTTGCATCCTTAAATTGGATCGCTCCTGTTGGACCTCCGGGTACTAAAAGTGCAAGTTCTTCAAAATTGGTATTAATTTTGTCAAATGCAACTCGTAACGGGTCACCGGTGCCGTCATTCGGTAAGTCGCCAATGTCGATATTTTCTGATGTGATAGCCATTCTGTTATCCTACTAATAAAGTATTTATCTCGGGTAAACTTAGTTTGCCCATAATAAATAATAGACTATAAAGGGAGTTATAATGAAAAAACTATTATTAAGTCTAGGACTTATCCTAGCAACGTTGACAAGTTTTGCTTGGGAACAACGTCCACCATTGCCTGTACAGGCATGTCAGATTCATAGTCCTTATGGATTTGCACAAACTCAGCGACAAGCACAACCCATTTGCCGTGAAGCATATCTAGTTGCATACGATGCACCAGCTAAGATTCCAGTTTATGTAGCATATACACTAGAACCTGCTAAAGCACTAGGATGTTTTCCTAGAACAAATGCTTTCGTAGCTGACCAAAGTGTCCCAAACGGGGCACGTCCGGACGACTATGCGGGTACGGGCTACGACAAGGGCCATGCTGCTCCGGACGGAGATTTGAGTTGGAGTCAACAAGTAGAATACGAGAGTTTTCTTATGACGAATATGTATCCTCAACACGGAAGTCTAAACCGTGGAATCTGGAAATTACTGGAAACTTCAGTACGTGGATGGGCAGTTCAACTGAACCAAAATTTTACAATATTCGCTGGAGCTATATATGGACCTTCTAATCCTACTATTGGTAATGGAGTGATTGTCCCACATGGATACTATAAAATTGTTATTAATAACAACACAGGTGCTGTTGCAGGATGGATGTTCCCACATAACAAGCCGTATGGTAACTTGGGAAATGACTTAACTAAGTTCAGAGTTCCTGTTCAACAGATTCAACAACAAGCAGGAGTTCAATTTCACTTTCCGCAAAACGCTAAAGAGTTAAACCCAGGACAAGAATGGCCTGTTAACTATGGTGATTTAACGAAAGCTAAACGTGCTAAATGCGGTGGAAATGCAAGTGAATAATCACTTGCTTATTTTATCGTAATTGATTTTGTTAGTTTGATACCATTCAATCCAAATGTCTGACTTAATTGCACATTCGTAATAAGTAGAATAATTGATTGTGATTGTCTTACTAACATCACTTAATTTTGCCCCGTCTTGAAGTTTAGTAAGGTCGGGGCAATTTTCCATTGCACCAGCTTTAGTAGGTGCTTCGGGAAACTTGGGAATGATCGGTGGAGTTGTGCATCCAGTAAGTAGAAACGCTAATAGAATTAATATTCTCATTTTGACTTCTCCGCCGCATCATTGTGAGCTTTTACAAACTCTTTGGGAATCACACAAGTATTGTCGTACTTAGTAATCTCTCTATCAATATATTTTGTAATATATTCTTTCTTGACCTTGATTTTTTCTTTGGTCTTTTCTGACTTTTGCGCTAGTTTGTCGTTCAACTCTTTGTTTTGTTGCTCATATTCCTGCACTTGCTTTTTAGTTTCCTCTATTCGAGCCTGCATAACGTTGTAGTCATATAATGCACCTTCTAAAAATAAAGACAGAGTTAATGTCAACAATCCTCCCCATTTCAATAACAATACATATTGCTTAATGAACGGCACTTTGGCTAAGAAAAACCCTGCTAGGACTGATGTTAAACTAGCAAAAAATATTGTATGATATAACCAATCTGGAGTAATTTCAAAAATGAACATATAATTATTTATTAAAATAATTAGAGTTTGATAGCCACTCGTAGTAAATTCTGAAACCTTCTTCTACATCAACTTTAGGGTCAAATCCAAAATCTCGTCTAGCGGCATTGATATTCAACGAACCTCTACTAGGAAAGTCTACGTCTTTGTCACGTAATTCTATTGTTCCTTTTCCTACAATCTTAATAGCTAGTTTAGCCGCATCATATAGAGTATGACTATGTGATTTTGTAATATTGTAAGTGTTGTTATTCGTATTGTTAGATAAGGAAGCCTGAACTATTCCCTCGGCAGCATCATCTACATAGGTGAAGTCGAGTTTTTCTTTTTGACCATTAACCTTGAGGGCGTGTCCTCGCATTGCACTAAGTATAAATTTACTGATAACCCTGTCTTCCACATCGAGTGGACCATATACAGCACTGGGGCGTATAATAACATGATTAAAAATACCACGGCGGCTATAGTCTTTGACAAGGTCTTCTCCTGCTAGTTTTAAAATTCCATATTGCCCTTGAGGCTTACATGTAGCATTTTCTATAATATCATCTTCAAAATCACCATATACCATAGAACTACTAATATAGACAAACTTAGAAACTTTAAATTTTTTAGATAGTTCTAGTAATACTAGCAGACCCTCACTCATTGTCCTGCTTCCCTTTACAGGATCAGCATTGACAACCTTTTGTCTGGGAAAACTAGCACAGTGAATAACAAGCTCCGGTTTATGAGTATCAAAAACCCAATCCATATTAGGATACATGCTTATATCTATTTGATAGATATGCTTAGTTTTTATATCATGCATACGGCAATCAATCAAGTGTCTAATCTGTTCAGGATCAATGAATCCGTAATTTGTTCTGTTGTCAACTATAACAACTTCATGTCCGAGATTTTCTAATTTTTTAACTATGTTGTGACCAATTAGACCTAAGCCACCTGTTACTAATATTTTCATTCGTATTTCAACTTCCAGTATGTTAATTGTTTTGGAGTCAAATATGCTTTGATTGTATACAGATATCCGTATGTCCCTGGATCGACTGACCGCAGCCACATGGGTTCTGGTTTACTATTCTCCATAATGTATTTACCCATTTCTGTCTGTTGCCACTCATAGATAGGTTGTGCTACAAACAAGTCAGGATCTTCAACATCACCCATGCGAATCTTATGAACTACATGTTCGATTGTTCGTGCATCGTCCGGATCAGACGGCCATGGTAGCTTTGAGTTGTCCATGACTTTGATATCCATCTAGCATAATATCTTCCATAGTAAAATCAAAGATATTAGTTTTGTTATAATTCAACATTAATGTTGGTTGAGGGAATTCTGTTCTAGTTAATTGCTCTTTCACTTGCTCAACATGTGAATCATAGATATGTGTATCACCCATTGAAATAATTAACTCCCCAACTTTATAACCACAGTGTTTAGCGATTAAATGAGTAAGCAAAGCATAAGACGCAATGTTGAAAGGTAGTCCCAAGAATACATCAACACTGCGCTGGTACATGTGGCAAGATAGTTCTTTGTTCTTGTTTACATAGAACTGTGACATAACGTGACACGGTGGTAAAGCCATTTGGTCTAGTTCACCTGCGTTCCATGCATTGATAATATGCCTACGTCCATTAGGATCTTTTATTAGACCTTCAAGTAGGTTCTTGAGTTGATCCGTCTCTTTGACATGGAGGTTACCCTCGCGGTTGTATTGACTACCGAAGTCGTCCGTGAACGTTTCCGCTTTATGATAAACCGGTGTTTTCCAGTGACGCCATTGTACTCCATAGACCCTACCCAAGTCGCCTTCGTATTGTGCTTTATGTTTCCAATAAGGTGCAAGTGCGTTTGGTGTCCAGATTGTGACACTACCTTCTTTGTCGCCATGCGTGATTTCAGCCAATCTACGCTCATTGCCTGAACCTTCAATAAACCATAGTAACTCGCCAACGACAGCTTTCCAAGCAAGTTTCTTAGTGGTGATGGCAGGGAATCCTGTACGCAAATCAAAGCGAATATTACGGCCAAAAACACTATAGGTGCCAACGCCAGTTCTATCATCTTTACGTTCTCCGTTCTTTAAAATATCTTCTAGTAAATCGTGGTATTGTTTCATTTACGTTTCCAAATTTCGTATGAGTGGTCAGTTAGTTCTTCTTTAAACCAACATACAAACTCTTGTTCTAATTTTAACAAATCTATGAATGTATCGCAAGTGTATTCGGAGAAAGTCCTTGATGCATGTATCTCGTCAATATATTCCCAATAACTGTGAATCATTTTTGCACCACCTATTAGCCATACTTCTTTATCTTTAGCGATAAGATCGTTGTCTGGGTTTTTAACTCCGTCAATAGGTGTGGATGACATTACCCAATTGGTTCTGTTTGGTAGAGGTTTCTTTGGTAAACTGTTCCAAGTGTTCTTACCCATAAGCACTATCTTACCGGTAGTTAACTCCTTGAATCTTGGCAAATCGCCCTGAAGACTAGTCCAGGGCAACCCACCATTATAACCAATTCCTCCTTTAGGATCAAAGGCTACAATTAACTTCATAATTTGTTCAATAGTTTATCTGTCTGTGGTTGTACTGTATCAGCTATTGATTCTACATTAAGTATGAATTCAAAGCTAGTAATTAGGGGATCCAGCTCATTCAATTTGCGTGAAACTACTTCCTCAATTTCTTCCGGCTCCAAACCTTGTTTCAGCAATGCTTGAATGTTAATGGTGTGCTGTTTCTTGCCTACCATCCTAACGACAATCTTTTTTATAAATTGAACGGGAACTTTACTCTTTTCTACATCCTCAAGAATATGTTCCCACTTTCTCAAGTATTCAGGTGACATTTATTATAGGATAGTAGCTTTTGCCTTTGCAGGACGTCCTCGCTTTTTAGCAGTAGGAGCTTGAATAGAAGGTGTTGTTTGTGTTTCCAATGGAATACCTAACATTTCACTAGCTTCTTTTTGCAATCTTGCACTTTCAGCTAACAAACCTTTTGCTTCTGCTTCCATTCTACGTGCCTGTTGTATAAGGTTATTTGCTAATACACTATCACCCAATGCACCATCTTGTGCTTGCAATCCACGAGGTGGTGTTTGTTGTACTGCTTCATTTAATGTAGCATCACCTCGTAGTCTACGTGCAACATCTGCTGGATCTTGTAAACCTCGGCTAGCATCTAGTTCTTTCAAACGTTCGACGGCTTTCTCACCTTGCTCCATTTCATCCAGAATTTTATTTAGTTCACTAAGTTTGATTTTAGTTGACGGATTAGGGGTTACCATAACCAGTTCAGTTTGAACTCGTTTGATTAAACCTTCAGCATGTAGAACTTGTAAAATAATTTTACCATCTTTAGTGTAAGAACGGTTTAATGCATCAGCTAAGTTAGTCGCTGATTGACCGATTTGACTTTCGATACACGCCATCATCGGATCGTGAATATGTCTGTTTAGTAATTCTGTATATACAACTAAACACATATGTGGTTCATTGGGCACTTCCCTAAAAAGAATAGCAACCTTCTTGTCACCAATTTTACCTACATGTCGTAAAAAACTCATATTAATCTCCTTATGCCTTACGGCTAGAGTTATTTAATATGATTAAATTAGCCTAGAATTATTTTCTGAACCTGACCAACGCAATTCGTACATCATTGCGTCACCTGAATCTTCAAAGTATATGTATGTACGTGATTCAAATATGAAATTTTCATGCTCACTTAATGTAGAAAGTGAGTATCTACCTGTTAATTTTGAATTTACCCAATTCAATGATTCGTTAGATAACGGGGTTGATGCTTTTTTAAAATGGGGAGGAACGTGAGTTATTTCACGTTCCCCGAACCATAGTTGCGGATTCATTTCACGCATCAGTCATCACTTTTTTTAATGCCGTCTAGCATATATTTTAGAATCCAGTAGAAGGCATATATCATGCCCCCTAAAATAGCTAGACCTAAAATAATGCCAACTATTTCACCAAAGATTTCTAGCATTAGTGCTCCTTACTCATCGTAGAGTGCGAACTGCCCGAAGGGTGGATGCGGATCTTTATCTCCATGAATAATCCACGTAGTATCACAATAGTCGGGATCACCCCAACTACCGCAAGGATAACCATCAGTGAATACAATAAGTCGCTTAGGTACATTTCCTACACCTTTCAAATAATCAAAGATAACATCAAAGTCAGTACCACCACCGCCTTGAGGTTCATATGTATCTATCGTATCCATGTTCTCACTTGTAAAATCTTGTGGATTGTAAGTGTCTGTGTCGAAACAGAATACATGAACCTTATAGCCATCGAACGCATCCATCATGCCTGCAATTTCACCCAAGAACGCTTGAGCTTGTTTGTCACTAATAGAACCTGACATGTCAATAGCAACTACAACGTCAATTTCTTCACCTGGTGTCATGCCTGGCATAACTGCATCCATATGCCAGCCCCGACGACTTGGACGCATCCAAGAATAGTCAGTACGAATAGCACTGGTTAAGTTAGTCTGAATCAATTCACGCCAGGGCATTACTGGATCAGTTACTTGACGCACAAGACGTTCAACACCTGCGGGCAATGTACCTGCTTCTGCACTTTGTGCGGCATTGATAATCGCTTGTTTCATCTCCTGACGAATACGATCCTTTTCTTCCTGTGTGAGTTTAGGCTTCTTAGGGCGACCGTCATCACTATCTTGGTCATCACCTTCACCATCCATATGCTCATCTAATAGTTGGTCGATCAAATCGTCCATGCTAATCTTTTGAGCATTTTTCATCAAGTCATCATAAACTTCCTCAGCAGGCTTGCCGTCATACTTTTGTTCGTACAAGCAAGGAACTGTAGTGATGAACTGACCAACTTTGTGTCGCTTCAAGTCAGCGTTAACACAATAGTCATCGGCGATGTTCCAGATTTGAGGATCACGATGATTACGGCGACCCATATGGTCATAGACAACGTGAAGAACTTCGTGAGCCACTAAGAATTCAACTTCTTTAGGCTTCAACATCATAATGAAGCGGCTGTTGTAATAGAATGTTTGACCGTCAGTAGCGGCAGTACCACACCATTCATCAGCATTGACAAGTTTCAAACGTGTAGCAAGATTGCCGAAGAATGAATGACGCAACAATAGACCGATACGTGCCGAAACAAGTCGCTCACGTGCATCGTGGTCTACTTTATTATCTGTGGGACCAATCAAATTATCGAACTTTTTGTTACGATTCTTTTTCTTAGCCTTGTCAATTACTTCGCTCATTGCTTATACCTCTAACTGTTAATATGACTATATTATAGCACACTTTGTATTAAAGTGCAAGTCCACGAAAACCTTTATCGTATGCAATCATTGCATAGGGCATTGCCGCATCAATACGATAGAATTGGATTCCTGCATCCTTACTCATTCCTTTTGCACGGACACGTTGTCCAATTGCATAAAAGTATTTGTTGCCTGCGTATCTTACTCGTTTCATGTTATATCCTTAGAAAAAATGGGGTGAGAACCTTTCAATCCTCACCCCCAAGAGTGTCTTGCGACACTAGGGAGTCAACTCGCTGTTGACAAATCAAGAACCTGCTTCAACAATATACTTGCCGTATTTCTTGTGGAACTCGTCAAAGTTCTTCAACTGAGTTGGCTCGATTGGCAATTTGTATGTTTTCAATGCAATCTTAGCACCCATAACGACCAACTCAGTTTCAAAGTTGTCCATCATGTATTGAATGAAGTTATAAGCCATTTCGTGGAACTGTTTGTTGTCCACTTTCTTGTTATCAATAGAATCTTTCAATTCATAGCACATAGAAATGGTCAGTGAATACATAGCAGAGATTTCTTTGACTGACAAAGTTTTTACTTTACCAGAGAGAA